TTTAATTCTCGTATCACCCTTGATTAAAAAAACTAATTTTCAATCGACGCGCCCTACAGCCGAACCTTTAAAAAGGAGGAGTAGGGGGGTGAAAACAAAGAATGTCATAACTTCGAGTGACCAGATTGAACTAGACCTTGAAAAGGCTAAGATCAATCAAATCCGTGGGTTTGCTTTTTGTATCCATTCGTTCTTACGAACAATTGGATTGCACTGTAAATCAACGAGAATCTTTAACCATCTTGTCACAAAGATGATAAAGGTTGACATTGACCAGATGGCAAGTGTCTTCAAGCTTTCCTTGGCCACCTTCTTTTCGAAGGAGATGGCACAGGAATTGCCTGAAGGCCATGAGAAGGCTATTGGTGTTTTTCCGTCGCTATATTTGCATCTATTGCGCAAGAACTACAAGAATCCGACCCGGAAGGTGAAGATTCTGTGGGATCTATTACAATCTAAGCAATTAGCGAACGAAGTTCATGAATCTATGATTCAGAAAGCTTATGAAAAGCACCGAGTTGTACTGTCTACTGTAGGCAGTACGCCTTCTCCTATCTTAGACCATTTGAGACACTATGCGAGACAGTTCGCCGAAGTTGTTGGAAAAGTGTATGACAATAAAACATATTTAGCCCCTAATAAAGGCTATCTAGGTTTTACAAGATCAAAAGGTGGATGTAGAAAAGCTCTGGAGCCAAACCTTGTATTCAAGGGAGGCTACAGAAGACTAACTACAGACACCCGTATAGATCCTGTTGTCATACATCTCTTCGGACAACCAGGCAAGGGCAAATCTTTCATCTGTTCTCGTCTTATCCGTAAATTATCAAAAGTTTTTGGATTCAATTACGACGATGTCTACCAACGCTCGGTTACTACTGAGCACTGGGATGGATATCGTGGTCAATTGATTTCTCAAATTGATGATGTATTTACGCGATCTGACAATGAAGATGATTGTGCGCAACTGATACAGATCTGTTCTAATGCTGACGTCGTACTTCCGATGGCTGATCTTAAGGATAAAGGTAAGAAATTTAAGTCTGAATTTCTTGTCCTGTCCTCAAATCACCCTTGGATGGCCGGTGACAAAATTACTAACAAAGCTGCATTAAAGCGCAGAATTTACCCTGCTTTTGAACTTCTCTCATACTGTCCCAAGTCTAAGATCTATCGGATTGCGAGACATGAGTATGACGGACGGGACGGGACAGTGGTGATGGAGAATCGGGAATTTAGTCTTAATGAACTTATTGACTATCTTCTCGAATTCTCAATTACCACCTACCGATCCCATGTTCAGTCTATCGAAGTTCTCGATGAGAAGCCTTATCTTAAGCACTACCAGCCCATACAACCGGGCCAGATTGGTGAATACGGTTTTGGTTATGAGTTTCCACTCTTACCAGAATCCGGATTACCAACTGTTAGAGCTCAAGCGATCAAAGAACCGTTAAAAGTTCGGATGATCACTAAAGGCCAACCTGAGAACTGGATTCTTAAACCCCTGC